TCTCTTTCTTTATCCAAAAGGAAAAGCCCGGAGCGAAAAGGAAAAGGTCATAACCGACCGCGCATTGAAACGATTGTCTCGAATGCCGCTGGATCACATGGGCCCGAAGTGGCCCAATGGGCTAAGCGTGTTCTCGGAGTGGAGCTCATGCCCTGGCAGGTGCACGTGCTCAACGGTCAGCTCAGCGTTGACGCCGATGGGCGATGGTGCAACCCCCTGTCTCTTGTCAGTGTCGCACGACAAAACGGCAAGACGGTCGCACTGAAGGCGCTGCTCGGATGGTGGCTGACGGATTACTCAAGGCACGCAGGGCCGCAAACGATTCTGACCACAGCCCACCGGCTCGATCTAGCGACTGCACTGTTCCAAGACCTAGCACCAATACTCGAGGCGAAGTTTGATGTGAAAGCGGTGTGGGCTTACGGTCGCAACAGCATCAAAATTGGCGACAGCGCATGGCATGTCAAAGCTGCACGCCCGAGCGCCGGTCACGGCATGAGCGTTGACCTGATTCTTGCCGACGAAGTATTCGGCATTGACTCCGAAACGCTCGACATCGGCCTGCTGCCTACGCAACGTGCACGACCCAATCCGCTGTGCTCGATGTGGTCAACGGCAGGCACCGAGGAATCGGTAGCCATGCTGCGTTGGCGTGAGCAGGGCTTACGTGCTATTGATGAAGGCAAAAGCACCGGCATTTACCTGGCTGAATACTCGCCACCGCCAGACATTGAGCCGATGAGCGAAGCCGCGTGGGAGTACGCAAACCCGGCGCTCGGACACACGCTTGACATACGCACGATTCAGCAGGAATCAAAGTCTCCGAATCGTGCAGGCTTCCTGCGATCTAGCGTAAACCTGTGGGTACAGTCCGAAATCTCTTGGCTGCCGCCAGGCAAATGGGAATCGCACGCAACCGACAAGCCACCGATGCCCGGTGGAGTGCTCGCGGTCGAGGTGGCGATGGAGGATGGGCGCTACGTCGCAGTGCGTTGCAACGCGAACTCTGCTGGGATGCTGACTGCGACTGTCGCGTTCATGTGCGAAACGATTACCCAGGTGTGGGAGCACATCAGGATTCAGATGCGCGACAACCCGAATCTGACTGTTGCCATTACACCGACATTGGACACGAATTGCCCGACTGATCTAGCCAGGCGTCGCGTCATCGTCGGCTACCAAGAAATAACGCGCTACACATCGATGGTGCGTCAGCTGATCAATGAGGGCCGCGTCAATCACACCGGCGAAACAATGCTGGCTGAGCATGTCGGGCGTGCTGTCGCGGTCAAGACGCCTGGCAGCATTGCGTTGAGCTCCACGAAATCAGCCGGGCCGATTGAGCTGGCTCGATGCTTGGTGTGGGCTGTCGGATTGTCTGCTCGACCGCGCCCGATGGTCAACCGACCTGTCATTGCATCGAGCGCCTAGACTGACCAGCCATGGCATCACTATTTAGCTTGAAGCGCGGCACACCCAATCAGACGCAAGCGCGCATCGGCGCTGCCGGAGCTGCAGGCGACCCCTACGTCGGCAACTTTATGACCTACACCGTGGACTTCACACGGTCACAGGCCATCCAGATACCGACCATTAGCCGCGCACGCGACCTGATTTGCGGCATGATCGGCTGCCTACCCATTCACCAATACTCAAAACAATGGATGGATGACGACTACGAGGATGTCGAGCTGCCCGACGACACGTGGTTCCATCAGCCCGACCCCAACGTGACGCGCAATTTTATCCTCAGCTGGACTGCCGACGACCTGTTTTTTTACGGTCGCGCATTCTGGGTAGTCACCAGCCGATTCGGCAACGGATTCCCAGCAACCTTCACGTGGATTCCTGCCAGCAACGTGCAAACACGTGACCAGGCAGGGCCGATCTACTTCGGTGTTTCTAAAGAGGTGTATTTCAACGGCACACTGCTCAACCCGAATGACGTAGTGCAGTTCCTGTCACCAATTCAAGGCGTGTTAAGCGCAGGCGCACGCTCAATCCGCACCAACATCAACCTTGACACGAGCGCTGAACGCTTCGCACGCAATCAGACGCCAGCCGGTGTGCTCAAACAAACCGAGGGAGAGCCGTTGAGCGCTGAGGAATTGAGCGAATTGGCTGCAGGTTTTGCAGCTGCACGAAACAACAACGCCATTGCCGCGCTTAACCAGTACGTCGACTGGAAAGAGTCGTACATGGATCCGAGCAAGCTGCAATTGACCGAGGCACGCACGTACCAAGCACTTGAGATGTCGCGTCTTGCCAACATTCCGCCATACCTGGTCGGCGCACCGACCGGCGGCGGCATGACGTACCAAAACGCATTGCAAGCACGCCAAGACCTGTACCTGTTCGGCGCAAAACCGTACATTGATTGCATTGAGTCAACGCTGTCAATGAACAACGTGACACCACGCGGTCGCTACATCTACCTTGACGTAGAGTATTACCTGGAGGAAGCAAATAGTGTGCCGGGGTCGGACAACGCTGCACCGACTCCGGCGCAACCCACTCGAGAAATTGAGGACACATGATCAAGCTCACCGCTACCGATACGTTCATCATTGCTGAGGAAGGCGAGACACCGCGCACCATCTCGGGTGTCGCAGTGCCCTGGAACACCGAGGCGACCGTCAGCGATGGCACTCGCGTCAAGTTTGAGCGCGGCAGTCTGGCAACCAACGGCAAAAACCCGAAACTGCTCAAGTACCACGACGACACGAAGCCAGTGGGCGTCGTGACCGGGCGTGTGGACTCCGAAAAGGGCATGCTGTTTACGGCCCGAATCAGCGCCACCTCAGAAGGCAACGACATGCTCGAGCTGATCAAAGATGGTGCCGTGGATGCCGTTTCGGTGGGCGTCAACCCGGTTGATTTCAGCTACGACGACCAAGGCACCATGGTCATCTCCAAGGGTGACTGGGTAGAGTTGTCGCTAGTCACCGCACCTGCATTCCGCGGTGCTACGATAACAGAGGTTGCAGCGACCGAATCCAAACCGACAGAGGAGCTACAACCAATGACCGACAAGATTGAAACCGCCGCAGCAGTCGCTGAAGTTCCAGCCGCTGCACCAGCCGCACCAGTGTGGGCTGCAGCCAAGAAAGAGTTCAAGCTCCCGTCGGCTGCCGAATACATGAGCAAAGTGCTCCGCGGTGGCGCCGAAGCGCAACAGTTTTTCGCCAACATCAAGGCCGCTGCGCCCGATGTGGTCACGACCGACACGCCAGGCATCTTGCCAGAGCCGATCGTCGGCCCGGTTTATAACAACTTCCGTGGTTTGCGCCCGGTCGTTGATGCAATCGGCGTCAAGGCAATGCCAGGTGGCGGCAAAGTGTTCCGTCGCCCCGAAGTGACCACGCACACGACCATTGGTGCCAGCAACGGCGAAAACGCCAACCTTGACTCAGGTACGTTCGTTGTCTCAAACAACAACGTCACCAAGGGCGTTTACGGCGGCTACGTTCGCCTGTCAGAGGAAGACATGGACTGGACTGAGCCCGAAGTGCTCGGCCTCCTGCTCGATGACATGGCGCGCATCTACGCCAACGAAACCGACAACGTGGCAGCAGACAACCTGCTCAGCGGCACGTCACAAAGCGAGCCGATTACCAGCCGCGTCGCGCCAGGCGACTGGGTAAGCGCAATCTACAACGCTGCCAGCACCATCCTCAGCAACAGCAACGGCAACCTGCCAACGCACCTGTTTCTCTCGCCCAACAACTGGGCGTACCTGGGCAAGCTGGTCGATGATGCAGATCGCCCGTTGTTCCCGAACATCGGGCCGATGAACGCCTTCGGTGCAGTGTCGCCAGGCTCAGCAGTGGGCAACGCATTCGGCCTCAGCGTCGTCGTTGACCGCAACTTCGCCGCCGATACCGCAATCGTCGGTCACCCGGATGGCTTTGAAATCTTCGAGCAACAGAAGGGCGCAATCCAGGTTGAAGCCGCTGACGGATCGCTGTCGCGTTACATCAAGTTCCGTGGCTACTTCGCCACCTTGATGATTGACGCAACAAAGTTCGTCAAGCTCATCTGAGCCTGACAAGTTCGCCTCCTCCAAGCGACTAACGCCGTGGCGACGTACACCATCACCCACTCCCAGGTGCTGGATAACGTCGCCACGGTGCAGGTCTTGCAACAACCCGAATTTGAGGTTGGGCAGTCAATCACAATCAGCGGCCTGACCGGTTTCAACGGCACATACGTCATCAGGGCGTTGCCCGAGTATTATTTCACCGGCGTCAGCGACCAGGGCGATTACGAGTACGACACGGCGCGCATCATCCCCAATCAAATCCAGTTTGCGCTCACGGCAGCCAATCAGGAGCGTGCAGCTGCGTCAGGCAGCCTGACCTATTCGGTTACGTGCACGTGGATTGCCCAGGGCGACCTTGAGGATTACCTCGGCTACACGTTCACGAGCCCCAGCGCCGATTACGACATCATGGTGATGGCGGTCGGTGCAGCCAACGCATTCGCATTCCGTAGGCGTCAAGAATCGGGCTATTGGGATTCCCCAAGCACCGTGCCAGGCCTCGATGTCAAGCTGGGCACGACGATGTACGCAGCGGTGCTGTACCGCGAGAAGGGCAGCGTTGAGGGCTTGGCGTCGTTTGATCCGTTGGCTGTCGGCGGCCCAGTGGCAGGCAACTTCGGTCAAATCATGCGCCTGCTTGGTGTGAATAAACCGCAGGTCGCCTGATGCCTGACCAGCTGTTCAAGACTGGCTATGACCAGCTCGTCACCAGGCTGCAAACCATTACAGGGCTGAAGGTGTTTGATGATCCGCGCACACTCAACCCACCATGCGCATTGGTCGAGGCTCCGACGATTTCGTTGAATACCAACGTCAACGCAGACATGGAATTCCGCGTCGTAATCATCGCGCCAGGCATCGGAGACAACCGCACCATGGACACGCTGCTTGACACAGCCGACCTGGTGCGCGAAGCCAAGATTGGGCTTACAGCAGCACGCCCAACTACGGTCAGTTATGGCGGCATGGATTACAGCGCCTACGAGCTCACCATACGCACCAAAGTAAGCCCCTAGGGCTACTAGACTGCGGATTGGCTTGCAGCGAGCCTCCACTTCAAGGAGTCACGTCACATGGCAGTTGCAACCACGATTCTCGGCCCAGCACTTTTCGCAGTCGGCGCAACGACGCCGGGCACCGCGTACACCGACCAGGTGATCAGCGTCAGCGTCGTCAAGAGCCGCGAGGCGCTCGACCAATCATCGATGGGCGACACCGGGCGCCAGATGGTCGGCGGATTGACCAACGTGGAAGTCACCGCAACCCTGCTCGCCAATGACACGTCTGTCAATGCGTTCTCTGCCCTGGTGGGCACGCGCTGCTACGTGGCTGCACGTCGCAGCACCGGCGCAATCAGCACCAGCAACCCCGAATACCAGGTCACTGGCGCATACCTGGAGTCATGCGACGTGGTCAACGCCTCGGTCGGAGAGCTGCAAGAAGTCGAGCTGACGTTCAGCGGTGGCACGCTTGTCGAAGACGTCACGCCATGAAATTAAAGATCACGATGGCGTATGCACAGCCATCGGGGCAAATCGTGACAGAAACTGTCACGACGAATCTTGGCACCGTGTGTGCGTGGGAGACTGCGCACGGCACGAGCAGCAAGAACCTCGTGACACGCGAACGCCTCGATGATTACGGCTGGCTGTTTTGGTACAAGCTGACCAAGCTGGGCAAAGAGAATCGCAGTTGGGCAGAGTTCGAGGATGCGTTGGATGAGCTGATCGAGGTGCAGCCGATACAGGTAAACCCTACGGAAGCGGCAGTTACCGGCGCCAGCTAGCAGACCTGCTGTTGGCAACCGGATTCTGGCCGCCTGACGTACCGTTCGAGTTCGAGGATTTACGCACCGTGCAGTTCTTGTCAGAGAAAGCAAACCGACATGGCAGTCGATAGCACCGTCACAATCGTGGGCGTCAAAGAGACGTTGCGCAACCTGCAGAAACTTGAGCCCGACACCGCCAAGGCAATCAAGGCCGAGTTCAAACAGATCGTCAAGCCGATAGTTGATGCCGCCAAGCCACAGGTGCGTGAGCTGCCGTTGAGCGGTTTTGCGCGCAACTGGAAGGGCGGCAAGATTATGCCGTGGGATAAATCGGCGGTACAGAAATCAATCATTGCGCGATTCAGCAACCGCAAACGAGGCAACAGCCTGGCGGTGTTTAGCGTCACGATGAAAAGCCCGGCAGGCACGATTTTTGACATGGCAGGCAAGGCATCACCGAGCCGCCTGGCTGCTGCGCTTGATCAACTGGCAGGCCGACCGTCGCGTTTGATGTGGCCCACGTATGAACGGCACGCCGATCAGGTCAACAAAAATCTGGCGCGATTGGTCGAGAAAATCACCGACGAAGCGAATCGTAGGCTGGTGGGCTGATGGCTGTAACAATCCCAATCATTTCAGAGTTCGATGGCAAAGGCATCAAGTCGGCAATCGAAGAGTTCAAGCAACTCGAGGGCGCTGGTGCCAAAGCCAAGTTCGCACTGACGAAGGCTGCCGTACCGGCGACCGCTGCAATCGGTGCCCTGGCTGGTGTCATCGGGGTGTCTGCCAAGGCCGCGATGGAGGATGCAGCCGCACAGGATCACTTGGCAGGCGTGATGCGTCGCGCCGGTATGGCAACCGATGAGCAGATTGCCAAGACCGAGGAATTCATCAGCGCACAGTCAAGGCTGACCGCGACGACCGACGATGAGCTACGCCCGGCGATGGCAACGCTCGTGAATGCGGTAGGTGAAGCCAATTACGCGCAAGAGCTGCTCGTCAAAGCCCAAGACATCGCAGTCTCGACAGGCACGGAGCTGGCGACCGTCACCGACGCGATGGCAAAGGCCGCCAACGGCAACATGAAGGCGCTCGGCAACCTTGACCCATACGTCAGGCAAATGATCAAAGGTGGCGCTGAATTTGATGAGGTGATGCAGGCGTTGGAGATTCACACAGGCGCTGCGAGTCAGGCTGCCGAAACTCAGGCAGGCAAGATGAAAAACCTGCAGATTCAATTCGGTGAAGCTCAAGAATCAATTGGTGCTGCGTTCCTGCCGGTGCTGACTGCGTTAGTCGAGAAGTTAATTCCTGTCGCCACGTGGATGCAAGAAAACACTGACATAGTGCTGATTCTTATGGGCGTGGTCGGCGGCCTCGCCGGTGCAATCCTTGCCATCAACGCGGCAATGAAGGTGTATCAAGCCACGCTCGTAGTTGTCAAGGTCGCCCAGGCGGCGCTCAATTTCGTCATGGCAGCCAACCCAATTGGTTTGGTCATTGTCGCAATCGGTGCCTTGGTAGCGGCCTTCGTCGTGCTTGAGGTTAAGTTTGGTGTAATCAGCAAAGCTCTGTCATTCGTGGGTAAAGCATTCGTTGACTACATCATTAATCCGATTCGCACCGCGCTGGATTTCATCGGCAAACTCATTGCGGCGTTGGGCAAGATTCCAGGGCTGGGAGCCGTTGCAGGAGCTGTTGGTGGCGTAGTCGGCAAGATACCCGGCTTGGCTGAAGGCGGCATCGTGACCGGCCCGACATTGGCGGTAGTAGGCGAAGCAGGCCCAGAGGCTGTCGTGCCGCTGTCAAAGATGGGTCAGATGGGCAACATCACCATCAACATCAATTCCACCGTCGCTGATGATCGCCTGGGCGACATCATCGTTAACGCAATCAGGCAATACAACCGGCGCAGCGGCCCAGCACAAATACAGGTCGCCTGATGGCTGCCAACGTAGTGCAGGCAGGCTCGTATCTGCTCGAGCTTGACACTGGCTTTGATTACAACTCGTTCAGGCTTGATGACGCAACCAAGGGCGTGCTAAATAACACCACGTACACGCTCGGCCCTAACATCACGTTTGCAGACATCACCGACTATGTGCGTGAAATTTCATACCATCGCGGCAGACGCAACATTGATGACCAATTTTCGGCAGGCACATTGTCATTCAACATGATTGACGAAACAGGCATACTCGGCCCCTACGACACCAACAGCCCCTATTACGATCCGACCAACGACAAGCCCGGGCTTGCCCCGATGCGTAAAGTTCGCCTCAGTCGTGCAGGCGAATACCTGTTTATCGGCTATGTCATGTCCTACACCTACGAGTTCGCCCTAGCTGGG